TACTGTAAATTTAAATGTTTCTGTCACAGGAGTTGCAGGTACTTCCGCATTAGGTAATATATTTTCTACAAATGTAGGAGTGAGTGCAACAGGAGGAGTTGGTTCTACAACGGTTGTTGGTCTTGCAAACGTTTCTGTCACAGGCGTTGCAGGAACAGCTTCAGTAAATTCATCTGCTGTGGGAGTTACAGCAAATTCAAATTTATCAGTTACAGGCGTTGCAGGTACTTCCGCATTAGGTAATATATTTACAACGAATGTGGGTCTTAGCAGTACGGCTTCCGTTAATAGTGCGACAGTTTCTGCGACTGGTGCTGCTAATATATCAGTAACAGGAGTAAGTGCTACAGGAGAAGTTGGTGCAGGAACAGGAGAAGTTTTTCCAGCGTGGGGTCAGATTATACCTAGTCAAACATCAAATTTTAGTGCAATATCTCCAAGTCAAAACCCATCTTGGACAGACATAGCAGCATAAGGACAGGCGAACATGGCAAGTGTATATACAAATGATTTAAGATTAGAAGAGATAGGTTCAGGAGAACAATCAGGAACGTGGGGTGATACAACCAATACGAACCTAGAATTGATTGCAGAAGCCTTTGGTTATGGAACAGAAGCTATAACCACTAATAATGACACACATACAACAACAATAGCTAATGGATCTTCCTCTGAAGGTCGGCATATGTATTTAAAATACACAGGTGCGCTTGATTCAGATTGCACAATTACTTTAACCAATACCGCAGGAGATTTTACTGTTTCTAAAGTGTGGATAATTGAGAACAACACAACGGACTCAGGTTCAAGTGGTCCTTACAATATTATACTTACGTCTGGAAGTGGGGATAATATTACAATACCTAACGGTCATAGAAAAGTTATTTATACGGATGGGGCAGGGTCTGGAGGAGCGGTTGTTGATGCCTTTACTAATTTAAATGTACCTAGTCTTTTTATTAAAAATCCCGGCACAGGAGATGATAGCACTGCTTTATTAACTCTACAAACAACAGAATCTGATATTGCTGCTGATGATGTTTTAGGTAAAATATCTTTTCAAGCTCCGAATGAAGGAACAGGCACGGACGCTAATTTAATTGCAGCAGCAATTCAGGCGAAGTCGGAAGGCGACTTTAGTTCGTCAAGCAATGCTACGAGTTTGGAATTTATGACTGGTGCTTCAGAAGCAGCAACAGCAAAATTTGCTATAGCTTCTGACGGTTCTTTATCAACTCCAACAGCAGGAACATCTAATGTAAGGTTTGGTGTTAACGCAGGTAACTCTATAGCTTCAGGTGGTAACTATAATGTTACTATTGGTGATGAAGCAGGAACAGCTTTGACCACAGGTGACAACAATGTAGCTGTAGGCTATGCTGCTTTTGATAGTGCTACAGACCAAAACGGTAATGTTGCCATAGGATACAATGCTTTAACAGCAGTTACTGCATCAGGAGATACTTTATGCACGGCTGTTGGTTCTCAAGCATTAGCTGCAAATACGGCAGGTTATCACAACACTGCTGTTGGATTTGCAGCGCAAGATGCCAATACTCACGGTATTAGAAATGTAAGCGTGGGCAGAGATAGTCTTGGGTCAGATACAAAAGGTTCTTATAGTGTAGCAATAGGAGATTCAGCTTTAGCTACACAAAATTTTACAACTGCTACAAATGCAAATAATACGGCTGTTGGTTATTTCGCAGGAAATGCTGTTACTACAGGAACAAACAATACTTTTATGGGTGCTTTAGCAGGGGATGCTACAGATAATGGTAATGACAATGTAGCTATTGGGCATCAAGCGTTAAGTGCAAATGCAGGAGATGACAATGTAGCAATCGGTAAAGATGCGTTGCTCGTAAATGTTAAAAATCAAAACATTGCTATAGGAAGTCATGCTTTAGATGCTGATGTAAATGGTGGAACTAGCATTGCGATAGGTCACAACGCACTAACTACACAAAATCCTGCAACGGCTGTTGATATGCAGAACGTGGCAGTGGGTAATAGTGCAGGAGAAGCACTTACAACAGCAACAGCAAGTACTTTAATAGGTGGGTTAGCAGGTGATGCAATTACTACGGGTGGAGCTAACACTCTTGTAGGTTATGCAGCAGGTAGTGCTCTTGTAGAAGGGTCAGGTAACATAGCAGTAGGGTATCAAGCATTAGATGCAGACGCAGGTGGTCAAGAAAGTGTAGCTATCGGTGCAAATGCGTTAGGAGCACAAAACTTTACTTCAGGTGCTAGACCTTCAAACAACGCATTGGGATTGAGTGCAGGAGCATCAATTACGTCAGGTATCAATAATCTTGCAATCGGTACTTTTACATTAGATGCTTTAACTGACGCAGACTATAATGTTGCCGTAGGCACAACTGCTTTAACTGCTGACACTTTAGGTAGCTACAACACAGCCGTTGGATATAATACGTTGGCTGTGCAAAACATGACTACAGCTACAAGTTCTCATAATACTGCACTTGGAGCAGGAGCAGCAGAAAAAGTTACTACAGGTGTACTTAGCACTTTTTTAGGTGCAGGAGCAGGAGCTAATATAACTGATTGTGATGGAAATACAGCAGTTGGTAAATCTGCCATGCACACTAATCAGTTAGGTGATGGTCAAGTAGCAGTAGGTAATGATGCTCTTTATAGCAGTAATTATTCAACTGCAACGGCTGCTTATAATGTAGGGTTAGGTCACAGTGCAGGATACCATATTTCAACAGGTGTATATAATACGTGTGTAGGTGCAAGGTCAGGAGCAACTTCTACACAAATAACAACAGGAAGCTATAATATAATGATTGGTGTTGATGGAAGACCATCAGCAAATGCAGGTACTCATCAAATTTGTATAGGTAATGAAGTTACAGGAACAGCAAATGATACATTTAATTTTGGCAAGGCTAGTAATATTGTTTCAAACACATTTACTTCTAATGCTTCTTTTTCCAGAAGTTCTGATGTTCATAAGAAAACAAACATAGAAGATGATACTTTAGGTTTAGATTTTATTAATGATTTGCGAACAGTAACTTTTAATTGGAAACCTAATAGCGAATTTCCAGAACATTACAAAGACTACCACCCAACTAAAAATAATATGGAAACAGATATTAAACTACACGGTATGGTTGCTCAAGAAGTTAAGGCAGCACTAGACAAAGCAGGTGTAGACACATTCGGTGGTTGGTCAGAAGAAGAGGATGGTTCACAACGTATATCGCAAGAAATGTTTATTCACCCACTAATAAGAGCCGTTCAGGAGCTATCAAATGAAGTCAAACAATTAAAGGAGAAATTAAATGCCTGAAGCAAGAACAGACGAATTAAAGGCACAAAACTATTCGGCTATGCTTAATGGTGCAAGTGTTATTAACTCTGTAATAGCTACGCATAACAAGGGAAGTGATGCAACAGTTGAAGATTTTGCACATGAGATGACCCATGACCAAAAGAAGGCTAGAGTAAATCGTTCAATGGGATACCTTAAAGTTATGGTTGCTTTAGATGATTGGGGTTCAGAGGATATGACTGCTGTAAACGCTGCAATTAGTGCAGGAACAACTTTTGTAGGCTAAAAGGATATATCTAAATGCCCTTAACGAAGTTACAATTCAAGCCGGGTGTTAATAGAGAAACAACTTCTTATTCTAATGAGGGCGGTTGGTTTGACATAGACAAAACACGTTTTCGGTTTGGGTTTCCAGAAAAAATAGGTGGTTGGACACGATACGCTGTCAACGCCTTTTTAGGGTCTTGTCGTTCTTTACACCCTTGGGTTGCACTTGATGGAACTCAGTTTCTTGGTGTGGGCACACATCTTAAATATTATATTAACGAGGGGGGTGGTTATAATGATATAACACCTGTTCGAGCTACAACTACAAATGGTATTGTCTTTGCAGCTACAAACGGGTCTTCCACTATTACAGCTACGGACGATGCTCATGGAGCAAGCATTGGAGATTTTGTAACGATATCGGGAGCAGTTTCTCTTGGAGGTCTAATAACAGCAGATGTTTTAAACCAAGAATATCAAGTCGTTCTTGTTCCTACCGCTAATACCTTTACTTTTGTAGCGAGAGAAGCTGATACGTCCATAGCAAGTATTACTACAACATCTGGTTTAAATCCAACGCCTGTTGTAGCAAATTCTAGTGACACAGGTAATGGTGGTTCAGGTGCAGATGCTGTTTATCAAGTAACGGTTGGTTTAGATACGTCTCTTACTGGTAACGGTTGGAACGCAGGATCATATGGTCGTGGCACTTGGAACTCTGCATCAAACCTATCTGTTCAGGGAGCTACTTTACGAATATGGAGCCATGATAACTTTGGTGAAGATCTTATTCTTAACGCCAGAGATGCAGGTATATTTTATTGGGATAGGACAAACGGAACAACAACAAGAGCCGTGGCTTTATCTTCTTTAGCAAGTTCAAATCTCGCTCCAACAATAGCAAAAAAAGTTTTAGTATCTGACAGAGATAGACACATAATAGCGTTTGGTTGTGATCCAGAATCCGCTATAGGCACACAAGATCCACTACTTATTCGCTTTGGGTCTCAAGAAAGTTTAACGGATTGGCAGACTCTGCCAACTAATACTGCTGGTGAATTACGTATAGGTTCTGGGTCTGAAATCATTACGGCCATTGAAACACGCCAACAAGTGATTGTCTTTACAGACGAATCACTTCATGCCATGCAGTTCCTAGGACCGCCTTTTACCTTTGGAATAAATACTATTTCTGAAAACATTACGATAGCAGGTCCACTTGCTGCTATAGCTGTTGAAGACATGGTGTTTTGGATGGGCAAACAAGAGTTTTACGTTTATGGTGGAGGAGTGCAAAGACTTCCATGCACGGTTAGAGACTTTGTTTTTAATGACTTTAATGAGTTGCAGATTGAAAAAGTAACGGCAGCAACAAATACGTCGTTTTCTGAGGTATGGTGGTTTTATCCAAGTGGGAGTAGTCAAGAGAATGACCGTTACGTTATTTACAACTATCAACAAAAGATTTGGTACTTTGGCACACTAGCTCGAACGGTTTGGTTGGATAGAGGCATTGAAAGCAATCCTGTGGCTGCTGGTACGGATCATTACTTATACACCCACGAAAGTGGTTTGGATGATGGTAGCACGGACCCTGTTTCGGCTATTTCAGCGTTTGTTGAATCAAGTCAAGTTGACATTGGAGATGGGAATCAATTTTCTTTTGTTAACAAGATTATTCCAGACTTAACGTTTCGAGATTCTACCGCCTCATCTCCAGCTGCAACCTTAACTCTTAAAGCAAGAAACTTTCCTGGAGGAGCTTACTTGCAGACAAATGGTCAATCTGTCAGTCAGACAGTAGCAGGGACATCAACTGTTGTAGAGCAGTTTACCGATCAAATTAATTTACGGCTTAGAGGAAGATCTCTTGCATTAAAAATTGCTTCCTCTGATACAGGAGTTACATGGAGACTTGGTTCTCCTCGAATAGATATTAAGCCAGATGGAAGAAGATAATGTCAAGGAATCTAGTTCTTCCGTTTTTTCCTACTCCTCCAGAGGAGTACGACCAACAATATATGAGCGAACTTGTTCGAGCTTTTTCGATTTATTTAACACAAATGCAAAACCCAGGAGAAGGTCGTCATACAGGGTTAGCTCTTACGAATTTACAAACGGACGATCAAGGGCTAGCTGTAGGAGAGTTGTTTAATTATAAAAATGCGTCTGGAACAATGGGATATATAAAGATTGTTGTAGCAGATGCGTCAAATCTTAGAGGGATAACAGCAACAGGTAGCGTTGGAAGTGTTACGGTAACAACATAATGAGACTAGAAAAGTGAAAACAAGTCTGATAGGATACAAAAAATACAGGAGAACAAAGCTGTGAGTTTAAAAAAAATATTAGGAGCAGCTGGAGCAATATTTGCGACCACACTTGGTATTCCAGTTTGGTTGGGTTCTGGCATAGGTACACTTCTTGGTGGTGGATCTATGAAAGAAGCAGTTACTGCTGGAGTTCTAGGACATGTAGCAGGTCCAGCAATTGCAGACGCATCTAAAGGTTTAGGTGGACTTATGGGAGCGGCAAAGACAGGTACAGCGGCAGCAAGTTTAGCGAATACAGCAGCAGCAACAGGAGCAAGGACAGCAGGAGCAGGAGCTTTAGGTGGATTAGGAAGTTTAATGACTCCTAAGAATTTAATTACAGCAAGTTTAATTGGTTCTGCATTTGAAAAACCAAAGTTGGTTAGCAACGCTCCACCTGATCCAAGACGGTTGGAATCAAGTCCAGACTATGTTCCTACACAGTTTGCTCAGTTTCCAAATCCGTATACGGGAGAATATTTTAAAACTCCTGAAGAAGCTCAAGAGTCAATACGAAGAGGTCGTGGACCGATACTCTACAACCAAGGAATTATGACAGCGGCAGACGGTGGCTTTATCCAAGGACCAGGGACAGGTAAAAGCGATTCTATACCAGCGATGATTTATCAAAATGGCGGTCCGGTTCAAGAAGCTCGGCTCTCGGACGGTGAGTTTGTTATGACAGCCGATGCTGTTAAGGGTGCAGGTGGTGGAAACCGTGCGGCAGGAGCAGCCAAGATGTACCAAATGATGAATAGGCTTGAGAGGAGAGCGTAATGAGTGGTCAAAATTATACTACCCGTCAAGAGCAAATAACCCTTCTTCCACAGTATCAGGAAGAGTATCTCAAAGATTTACTTTCCAACGCTCAGACGTTATCTGGAACACCGATGAATATACCGCAACGCCAGATTGCAGGGTTTACGCCTGGACAACAATCTGCGTTTCAGCTTGGATATGGGGGCATTGGCTCGTATCAACCTATGATGCAAGCTGGAGCCGATACAATTAGTGAGGGTATTGGTGGCTACAAGGAAGCTATGGGTATTGGTACATCGGGCATACCTCTTTATCAGGCAGGAGCGGCTGCTCTTGGTGATTCAATGGGACAGTTTGATCCAGGTGCTGTAGGCGAGGACGGTAAAACGGCTGTTAGTCGGTTCATGGATCCTTATACGGAAGAGGTGATTAAGCAGTCTGAGCGAGACATGATGCGTCAAAACCAGATGCAACAGAACCAATTAAATGCTCAAGCTGTTGGTCAAGGAGCGTTTGGCGGTAGTCGTGGTGCAGTTGCACAAGGAGAACTCAACCGAAATACAGCAGATCAAATGGCTCGAACCTCTGCCGGTCTTCGTTCACAAGGATATCAACAAGCGTTGCAAGGAGCACAGACAGCATTTGGAGATCAGGCTTCGCGTCAACAGAATGCAGCGTCGTTGTTTGGTTCTTTAGGCAGTGCGTATGGACAAACGGGCCAAGGACTTGGATCCTTGGCAGGAGGACTAACGCAAGCAGGAACAACGCAAGCAGGTCTAGGAGAAGCTCTTCAAGGAGCACAAGGCAGAGATGTTAACATGTTGTTGGGTCTTGGTGGTATGGAGCAGCAGTTTAATCAAACTGGTATGGATGCGTATCGTCAGGATATTATGGATCGACAACGACAGCCTTATCAACAGTTGGCCTTTATGGGTGATATATTTAGAGGTGTGCCGTCAACTCAGAGTACATATGGTGGAACGTATCAAGCTCCTCCGAGCGCATTGTCTGGCATAGCAGGTGCTGGTATGGGTCTTATGGGAATGAATCAGGCAGGTTTATTTAACTAAAGGATTAGATTGTGAATGTTTTAAGTCGAAAGATGTTTCAAAAGAAAAGATCTCGTCCGGCACGGGATGCACTTAATAAGGCTGGTGGCATTATGTCCTCGTCCCCCGAACTTATGAACACGGTTCAGATGTTTAATCCAGGTGGCCCCGTTAAACCAGGAGAAAATGTTCGCATACCTGGTATGGCTGAGGGACGAGGCATTTCTGGAGCAGATGTTAAAAATTTTCTTGACTATATTGGTATGGATGATTTCATTAATTATTTAGGTCTTAGAAAACCCAAATCTCGTACTCCCACTGGATATCTTCTTGGTGAGGATCCAGCAAAACGACTTGAAACTATTTCAAAGAAACTTTCTGAAACTTCGTTTATTCCTGCTGTTACTAAAAAAGCGTTTCCATATGTAGGCATTGCGACTGCTGGTACTCCTGTAAACGAGGATGAACAAACGGTTCTTGATGAGCTTCGGAAAAAATACGGAGTTAATTTAGAGAAAGCACCTCAATCTATTTTTACTGGACAAGAAAACACAGCAGAAGGTGTTGCTCCAGAAATGCAAGGGTTGGCCATAGAAGACATTGGTGCAGAGATAGAGGCACAAAAGATAGCAAAAGAAGTAAAACAATTGGAGGTTGATTCTGGCAATCCAACTTCTTTAACAAATATAGAGGATGCAGCAGATATAGATGTTAGAAAAAGAGCAGAAGAAGCGGCACAACGAGAAAAACTAAGCAACCTTATGACAACGCAAGAAGCTTCTTTTGATCAACCCGAATCAGGAAAAACCTTTGAGGATATTGCACGAGAGGATACAGAGGCACAAGCTACTGCTGATCGATTAAGAGAAGAGTCTTTTACACAGCCCGGTAAGTCAATGGCAGAGTCTGGAATGCAGATTGCAAAAGGTCTTGAAAACAAAGACAAAGCCTCGTTAGACACACAATTAAAAGATCTTATGGCTCAGTTTACATCGAACGCACCTAAGTACGAAGGTCTTGATAAAGGCATGGCTCTTATGAAGATTGGTTTTGCTATGGCCGCTGGTAAAAGTCCTTACGCCATGCAGAACATTGCTGGAGCACTTTCAGGTGGTGCGGATATGTTTATTAAAGATAAGGCAAAAAGAGATGAGTTTAACAGACAAGTTAAACTTTCTGCGCTTCAATATGGGCTAGGTGAGATAGGCAAAGAAAAAGCACAACAAAGAGCAGACGTTAGAAACATAAAAGATTACGTTGTTGGTAAAGGCGGTCTTACAATGCCAGATGGCACAAAGCTTGAAGAAGGTAGGACTGTAAGTTTAAACATGGAGCAAGCACTAAGTCTTGGTTCAAAACTATCTAACCTTTCTAGCGTTGCAGCATTTAGCACTCGACAAGCTGCAATGACTAAAGCTCTTACAGCGCAATTAAAATTAATTGAAGCTCAACAAGGTAAAGGTGTTAAATATAGTGATTTTAAATCTAATATAGAAGATTACGGTAAATCTTTAAACTCTGCAAAAGAAGCAGAGATTGCTAGAGTATTTATAAACGACGCTCTGTTAACTGTAGCAGAAGGGGAGGTGACAACCTTATCCGCAGCAGGTAAAGAATTAATAAGAAAAGGTGGTGCAATATTTGGTTTTGATGTTGGAGAAGAGTTTAAAGATATTTCAACCCTCAACAGAAAAATGAATCTTGCATTAAATAAGATTATTCCTCTTGTTATTGGAGACACACAATCCGCAAACTCAATTTCAGATAGAGATGTTGGTTTTGTAATACAAGCCTTTTTAGATAGAGGAATTATAGCAAGAGAAGGTGGTGCATTTAAGTTTTTAGGAGCATCTGATGACGCAATTGCAACGGGTCTTCAATCTGCGTTAGTAGAAGTTAATAAGTCTCAACAAGAAGATTTAAGATTAATGTTAAGCATTGAAGATAATTTTAACAATGTTATGGTTCAAGGAATTGGAAAGACAGGAACTGGAATGCTTACAAGAGAAATATCTGAACGAAAACAATTAACTGGCGGCGGTGGGCTTTATTACTACAACCCTGAGTCACAAACAATTGGATTTGCAAAATAATGGTACAGATTAAAGTTGCTACAGATCAAGGTATAATTCCAATTGAGTTGGGAGACACAACTCCAGATGAAACAGTCTTAAAAAATATAACTCAAGGTCTGTTAAAAGATGGCTACACATTTGATATGGCTACACCCGAAAACCAAGGAAAATCACCAGAACCCCCAAATATGAGCAAGATGTCTTTGGATGAGATAAGAGACTATGCTCGTGCTCGAAGAGCACAGGGTCTTGATCCTTCAACGGGCGAACCTTTGACTGAAGAAGAATATGTTAGCAACTACAAAGAACCTGGTGTTGATTATCGAACAGGAGTTGACAGTGTAGGTGGATTTTCTCGTTTTCAATTTGGTCGTATGGACACTCTTGAAGAGAAACAGAATTACTTAAATACCGTTGTTGGTTCCGATGGGTTTAGAACAGACCCTCTTGGTCGCCTAATTTTAACAAAATCAGGCCGTAGTACATTAGGGTTGGGTTCAGGAAAAGAGCTTGCTATAGATGAAGAAGGTCTTTCTTTTAGTGATGTAAAAGACTTTGCAGGAGCAACAGCACTACCTATTGCGGCTGGAGTTGGTGCAACGATTGCGGCTTCTGGCGTTGGATTTCTTCCCGGCATGTTAATTGTTGGTGCAGCTACAGGTGCAGGTAAAGCTCTTGATGAGGGTATTGAATACGCAGAAGGATTACAAAGACAATCTGTAGGAGAGGTTGCTCGTGACTCGGCTTTTGAAGCGTTGTTTGGTGGTCTTGGTGAAGGAGTTGGTCGGGGTATATCCAAGTTGTTTGGAAGAATTATTAAAGGACCAGGGGGCGAGGCCAACGAAGCATTAAGAGCACAAGCAAGAGAAATCATTGCAAAAGGATATCGACCCACGATTGCTGGTTCTACAGACGAAAGCTTTCGACCTATTTTAAATCGACTTCAAGCTGTATATGAGGGAATATTTCCAAACGCAAAAGCAGCTAATCAAAACCTTGACAACGTTCTGGATGAGTTAAGGTCTCTTGGTGTTGTTGATAAATCACAAATTAATAACTTGGATGAGGTTGTTAGAAACGACATTAAAACATTTTACTCTACTTCTGATCAAAAATTAGCAGATGCACAAAAGCGTATGGATGACGCTGTTCGTGGCGAAATTGGTCAAGTTATGAAAAATTTAAAAGATGGTAATGTTGTTCCTGAAGATCTTGCTGACATGATCCGTCGTCGTAAAATCGTGTTTGATGAAGATGCTGATCGACTATATTCAGAAATTACAAAAGTTCTTCGAGAACAAAAAATAATTCCAACGGCTACAATAAAAGCAGAACTTGATCGTTTAACAGAAGACACCATTGCTGATATTGGTGCAACTGAGTTCGCTAAAAAAGTAAATGGTTTAGGTAAGTTTGCTACGGCACAAGAGTTAGGACGTATTCGTTCTGGATTAACGGAAGCTTCAAAAACTCCATCATTGTTAAACGATGTAAATGTAGGAGCGTTAGGTTCCTTAAAGAAAGCTGTAAACGATGCTTTTATTGATGCTGAAATTACTTTAGCAAAAGTTGCTCAAATTAAAAAAAGACCGTCTCCTGTTCCTTTTGGTCAAAGTCAAAAACTTCTTGAACCAGAAGGATTTTCAGCAAACCTTAGTTATGATGAGTTAGCAGAAGGGTTAAATTTACTACGAAGAACAAATGAGTTCTACAGAAAGGGAATAGGTAGATTTGATAATCTTACCGTTCAAGAAATATATAAAGGTGTATCTAATAATCGCATAAATATGGATTATATTTTTGATAACATTATAACGAAAAATCAACCAGAAGCATTAGAAGAACTGTTAAAAGCAATTAAGGGTGTTAGCACTGGAAAACTTTTAGGAGCACGTTTTGCAAAAAAAGGTTCTGGTGGAGGTATTGTTGACTTAGCTGAAGGAACAAAAATACTTAAAAGTAGAACAATTGGTAACAGATCTGTCGAACAAGCCTTAAAAGATGTTGCAGATCTACCTGATGGCGATCCTGTAAAAAGAAGTGTTCAATTACAAGCAAAAGCGATTGAACAAGAAGCGGCAGAACGTGCAACTATTCGAGGTAGTGGTGCTGAAATGTCTGAACAAGTTCGGCAGGGTCTTGCTAAAAAATATTTAGAAAAACAAATTAATCAATCCATGATTACTGAACCGTCTACTGGGCAAAGAGTTATTGATCCAATAAAACTTGTTGCAAATCTTCGAGAAAAAGGAACCGTCGTTGATAAACTCTTTGGCAAAGATTTAAAAACTTTAGATGATGTCATATCTGTCTTAGAACGAGGTAAATCCAATCTTGCTCCTGGTGTTATTGCTCAACTTCGAAGTAAACCTTTAGGTCAATCTTTACAAGATTTACAGGCAGCGCAAGCAAGTCGAGTTGCAGATGACAAAAATTTTATTGTAAATACATTACAATCAACAACAGACCCAGACGTTATTGCACAAACTGTTTTTAGAAATCCTGCTGCAATTAAACAAGCGCAAAAGATTCTTACTCCTCAAGTTATGGAGTTAACTAGAGATGCTGCTATGGGCAGAATTTTGAAACAAATTGGAGCAACTGTTGACGATGTTGGAGAAATTAGAATTACGGACGACCTTATAGATTCTTTTAAATCTGGTCGTCTTGGCACGAAACTTCAATCTGTTCTTCGATCTTATGGTGACGAAACATTAGATGCTATGTTTGGACCGAATGGAGCAAATGGATTAAATGCAATGGCAGAAACAATGGCCAGAGCTTCTAACGCTGCAATCGCAGGTAAAGGTGGACTTGCAGCCCCACAGATTGCTTTGGGTCTTGGCGTTGTTTCTTTAATTATGAATCCCTTGGCAACCTTGCCCACGGCTCTAGCATACGGAACAATGTCTAAACTACTAAGAAACCGTAAAGTATTAAAAATGATGATGGCTTCAAGAAAACCAAACACAGTAAAACAATTCTTGTCTGGTAAGTTTAAGGCAAACGATCCCATTGCACAAGGACTTCAAACCGTATTAGCTTTGGTTGCCGCTGCCGGAGTTCAAAGCACAAGAGGATTAACTCAACAAACAGCAGAAGAGGCCGCTCCTGCCATAGAGCAAGCTAAACCAGAAATACAGAAGACCATGCAACAAGTTGCACCTTTAGGAAAACAAATACGACAAGCAACGCAACAACTTCCTAATGTACTGCCACCCTCACCGGCTTCCAATGCTAGTCGTGTTAATCCAATCACGGTCCCCGATCCATTGACCCGTGCTACCTTTGGTCAGCCGTAATGAATGGAAGAAGAGGAAGAGGTATTTTGCCCTGTATGCAGCACCCCCATAGAAATATTTGAAGTCTACACCATCGCAAAGACGTTTAAGAAGGTAAAACAGATTTGTTTGACTTGCAAAGAAAAGGAACAGAAACATGAAAGAAAACTTTGATAAGTGTTTAGATATGCTTCTTCACCATGAAGGAGGCTTCGTAAACCACCCTCGTGATCCGGGGGGCATGACCAATCTCGGTGTTACTCGCATGGTTTATGAAAAATGGGTGGGTAAAAAAGTAACAGAGCAACAAATGCGGGATTTAACTGTAAAGGATGTTGCACCCATATATTACAATAATTACTGGAAGCGTTGCAAATGTGATGACCTACCAAATGGAGTTGATTGGTCGGTGTTCGATTGGGCTGTAAACTCTGGTGTTGGACGCAGTGCAAAGGCTTTGCAAGGGATTATCGGAGCCACTCAAGACGGGGGCATCGGCCCTAAAACTCTGAAGCTGATTGAAGAGCACGAACCCAAGGAGCTTATCGAAAAAATGCACGATAAACGCCAAGGGTTTTATGAGGGACTCAAGACCTTTGATTCCTTTGGCAAGGGATGGACCAGGCGTAATAAAGAAACAAAGGACTCGGCCTTGGAGCTTCTTGAAACTTAGGATTCATCTCCCCAATAATCCCAACCGTCTTTAAAAAGTCCTACGTTTCGTGCAAACAATTCTATTCGTGATAAATCACCACTGGTATTAACAATCATTTCTTTAAATATGTGTGGTTTTTGACTGTGTTGTTTTGGATTGACTGCAACAACCAAATTTTTTGTTGTTTTGTTAACACATTTCATTTTTCCCCGAACACCAAATATTATATGTTCTGTGCAACCACGAAAATAATATCCCATGCCCATTTCTGGCGTTCCGTCTTTGTAGGTCTTTACCCAAGTAATAAGAGTTTTGTAATCAAACCCCCAAGCTTTACAAACATCTAAACCCTCTTTGATAAACGGATTTGTTACCCACAAATATAAATGAGCTTGATCCTCTGCAATTTCAGAAACAGGCATATCAATGATTTCTTGATTAGTCATTGTGTTGTAACCGACTTGACCGTTTCCCCAACTTTCTTTATATTTCCAAGGTGGATCGGCATAGATAATATTATACTTTTTGTTTGCAAACATTAACTGACCCCCCAACAAAACTTTTGTTGCCCCGTGACAGGTTGCCATTCTCTACCTGGTCTGCTTGTCCAGCCTGAACCTTCTTTTCTAGCTTTAACTTCATAAAGAACTTTCCAACCTGCACCTCGAAGACTTGAACCACTTTCGCTTTGTAATGTGTATGTAATTATTTTTGCTCCACCCATAGCTCTCCAAGCTCTCCAAGCCGCTGCATAAAGAAAAGAGCATGTTCCTTTGGGTGACTCGTCTAATACACAACATCGTCTAACTTCTGCTGTAAACCCATTGTCGTTTTTAATGGCTATGGGACGACCAACAATGCAAACTCCAACAAGGTTGTTGTCGTAACTGCATCCGATCGAAAACTTTGCTCCAACAGTAGGTTTGTTATGTCTATGAAAGTTTTCAACAAAGTCATTCGCTTCTCTAATACTGATAGGAACAAGTTGTAGCTTCAACCAACCTCTCCCCAATTGTTTCCAAGTTCTTGATCCACTTTACTCGGCACTTTAAGAGGTAGCCCTGTCTCCATGATTTCTGTAATCTTATTTGCTTGCTGTTCGCTCTCAACACTAAAGCAAAGTTCATCGTGAACAGTCATCAACGGAATCAACCCCTCGGCGTAACAATCGGCCATAGCCTTCTTGGTTTGATCCGCTGCACTGCCTTGAATAAGTTTGTTTAGTGCTTTGTAGGTAAACGCTCTTCGTATTCTTTGTGGACCCCACTCGGCTTGAGCGTCTTTAAGTTTCTTAGGTTTGTGGTACTCAAAGCTTCGAGGTTCCCACATATCAAATCGGCACTTGCGACCTAGGATCGTTCGTATTCTACCGTCCTTCTGAGCTTTGTTTGAAACTCTGTCAGCAAGACCTTTAACAAACGGAACCTTCTCATGATACGTTTCAAGAAGGTTCTTAGCGTCATCAATTGTTATGTCCAACGTTGCAGCAAGCTTTGCCCGACCCATACCATACATAATACCAAGATTAACCGTCTTGGCTTGCTTTCGACTAATTCCTGCCATGTCAGCAACCATCTGATGAAAGTCAGCGTCGCCCTTGTGATACTCCTCAACAACGGACTCAATCTGTGCATGTTTTTCCGACTCGGTTAGGGACGCACAATAATGCACCAAGAGCCTCGGTTCTTGGCTCGAATAGTCAAAGGATCCCCACTTGTGTCCATCTTCAGGAATAAACAGTCCACGGATAAGAGACTTAATTTCAGGCTCTCTGGCAGGGATCTGCTGTAAGTTGGGGTTAGAGGACGAGAATCTGCCTGTCACCGTTCCACCGTCGTCAGAACGCAACTGGTGGAATTCACAGTGTATTCGTCCCTTATGTTCATGACGTAAGATACTATCGATAAATGTATTGTGTGCTTTGTCCAGTTCTCGAAGTCTCAGGATTTTTGCTGCGATGGGGTGAGGACACCCTTGCAGATACGCTTTGGTAAACGATGGCTTGTT